CGATTTCTGGACGTAGTTTGCCACCCACTCAGCGGAAAGCAGGCAGGATGGGAGGTAGCTGTCGTTGACGATGTCGATCTGGACGCGGTCATTCTTCGACAGGACGGGAACCTTGAAGTTGCCGCTGCTGAGGTTGATCGTGTCCACCCGGTTCTCGGGGTCGCCCATCATTCGGCCACTGGAGAAGTAGGGCCGGGTATCGCGGGCGAGAGGCGTGACCTCGATACGGAAGTACGCCGTCTTGGAGAACTGCACCAAGAGTTGGAGGAGCTGCAATCGACCCTCGGTCACAACCGACACGCCACCACCGGTACTCTGCTGGCGGATGTAGATCGTCGAGAGCCTGTAGCGCATCTCGTAGAGGGTGCCGAAGTACAACGGAACGCCCCTCAGGTCACCCTGGAGGGTCACCGAAGTGGATGACTTGGCGAGGATGGCGATCTGCAGTCCAGGCTCAAGGACCGGGTTAGGAGCCCCTGCAGTGACGCAGATGACGTCCGTGTTGGTCATGTCTCGATCCACCACCACGACCGTCTCGTTGCTGTACGGGTCGTAGCTCCGGTCGTCGTAGTCCTCAACGCGGATGCGCTGGTCGAGGTTGACGACGAACCGAATGTCGGGATCGACGCCACCGGGCTGGATTTCCATGATCTCGATGAAGGCCTGGGAGCCCCTGTTCACGACCATGATGAGCTGGCTGTCGATGAAGCCGATGTCGAGGATCGCCGTCACTCCGGGGAATGACCAACGCGACCAGCTCGCCTGAAGCTGCTGATCGTTCGACCAGTAGTATTTGTAGACGTAGAGCGCCGAAGGGTCACCATCAGCCTGCACCAGAACGATGTCCTCGTGGGTCGATGCGGCGATCTTCAGGGCCGTCCCGGGGATGTACTGAGGGACATGTCCGGTCGCGTCCACAGCGTCCGCTAGGCCGGTGTTCACGTCGATCTTGTAGTCGCGGATCATGGTGAATTGGCCACGGTCGACGGGGAAGAAGATCGAGTTGCCGGCGCGCACGGGGCGAGCCACACGGGAAGCCTGGAAGGACGTCGAGGGGCGGATCGAGGCGGTCTTAGGGGTCAGCAGCTCGTTGCCCATGAGGGTGAACTGCGTCTGGTCAGCGAACAGGACGAGCCTGTCAGATGCCGCCACAGCGCTGCGAAGCACCGAGACGCCGTTGTCCGTAGCCGCCACGTCGATGGGATCATCGTCCAGTAGCGCGGTCGCGGTCGAGCGGTAGAAGTCGAAGAAGCTGCCAGCTCGGGACAGGATCACGTTCTCGCCGGCCAGGAAGCCAAGGCGGTTCTTGAAGAACAGCACCTCGTTGATCTTCTCACCCACGAAGGACGGGCCAGGGGCGATCTTGTCGTCGCCGCACTTGCGCTGATCCCATGTGGCAGCCTTGAAGGTGAACGTGCCATTGGCCTCACGGACCAGCACGTAGGGCATGGTCGTGCCGTTCAGGGCCTTGACGATCCCAGGCTTAGGGATTTCCCGCCACACGCCGATGGACGAGTTGGCGTCCTGCCTGTCGAAGCGGACGTAGTAGTTGTCGAACTCGGTGCCGACAGAGCCGGTCACCTCAATGGCAACCTTGTCCTCGCAATAGGCCGGCAGATCAGCGAAGTCCTGCACGGTCTTGCGGAGGGCCTTCATGGCGTTGCCATTGTAGCCGTCGTCGCAGGCGATGCTGAAGTCGGCCCCATCGTTCTTCTTGATGTAGATCGTCGACTTGAACACCTTCACCGTCCAGCCGTGGGCAGCATCGATACTGTTGGCCGCGAGGCTGGTGTCGGTAGCCTTCCACGTCCAGTTGCCGTTCGGCTTGTCGTTAGCCGTGTTCTCCATCGCCACGGTCTCACCAGTGGCAAGCCGGCGCGCGATGAACGAGACGTCGACCGACGGAGACTGAGCAGCGCTCTGGCCATCCGGTGTCCGGTACTCAGCCACCTTCACGTTGTTGATGGTGATCGTGTAGGTCTTGCCGTAGTTGCCGGCCAGGACGTTGATGATGGCCTCGCTCGGGGACACCTGTTCGACGACGCTAGGGTCAGCCGCCACGACCTTGGTCTGGTTCGTGATGTAGGTGTAGTCGCCAACCGTCAGAGCCCTGTAGGGAGGCCGCGGATTTGCCGCAGAGTTGTAGCTGAGGTAGCTGTAGCCGGTCGGAGCATTGACGACACGCTCGGTGCCATCCGCAAGGTCGAACACGCGGATGCCGGCCTGGGTCAGGATGACCTCGTACCGTTCGTCGGCGTCACGGTTGATCTGGTGGGTGTATACGTTCGACGAGAAGGCGGCACCGAGGGATGCCCTGAACTGCGTCGGCGGTCTCTTCTTCAGGCCGTCCACGATGGTCGAGTAGGCGTTCTCCTGAAGGTCACCTTGGGTCGCCAGACGCAGGGCCATTGCCTGCTGACTGACGCCATTGGCGAAGTTAGCGATTGAGCCCGAGACCTTGGACACTTAGCTGCGGCCCCGGAGCTTGATCATGAACTGGCTGTCGGCCAGCATGTTCGCGTCATTGCTGTCCATCTCTTCCTGCATCATGGCGGCGCGAGCGATCTGCTCGTCCTGGGCGCTGTAGGAGTGGGTCGCCTGATCCCCGAAGTACCGGTCTTGGTATTTGCGGGCGGCGCGGATCGTGATGTACATCCGGGCAGTGGACGGGAGTTCCTCGAAGTCAAGCCCGAGGACCCAGTCAACCGTCACATTGCCGGTGAATTGGTAGGTTCGGTTGCCCTTGTCGTAGAGACGGGGACCACGCTGCACGGCGTTCGTGCTGGCGCTTTCGCCCGAGGTGTCAACCCTCAGGACGTTCGGGGGAAGGATTACCTCTCCGTTCTGGTCAGGAGTGAGGCTGACGCCGTCTTCGCTGTTGTAGTTCCAGCCTACGGTTTGGACCTCGACCGAGGTAGCCCGAAGGGTATTCATGGCGAGCGAGGCGTCGATCACTTGGTTCTCCTCAAGGGTCGACACAGGGCTCTCAGAGCTGGTCGCGAGGATTTCGTTGATCGCCTCAAGCTCTGTCAGTGGGGTCAGGCCGTTAGCCATTTGTCCTCCAGTGGAGAGTTGAACGAAAAAAACCGAGGCCCCCTAAGGAGCCCCGGTTCATTGGTGGTGTGGTTGGATTAGGCGATTGCCAGTTCCAGAGCGCACTCAGGACGGAGCTGGCCGTGGCCAACTGCGTACTTGGCGACGATCAGGGTGCCCTGACGCGAGACCATGTATTCGCTCTCGATTGCGACATCGAGCAGCTTGACGGTGCCGGCAGCGCCCTTGTTGAAGATCACGCCAGCGGTGTTCGTGAAGTCGCCCTGGTACTTGGCAGGGCCGGTCGTCACGTTCGTGCCGTTCGGGAGGTTCAGGGACTTGAAGATAGGGATGTCCGCGATCTTGACGACGGTGCCGTCAGCATACGAGCCCTTGCCGTCCCACTGCTTGTTGATCACCTTGGTGTTCTGAGCCAGGGCGTAGTACTGGACCGGCTTCAGGGCAGCCCAGCGCTCAGCCGGGACGTACTTGCCGTCCAGAACCGCCGCAGCGTCGTAGAAGGCCGCAGCCATCTTGTCGCTGTCGGTGAGCAGAGCAGCGTTCACGATCTTGCCGCCACCCGGAAGGTTGTCGACGACGTTCGTGCCACGCGAGGTGAGGATGATGGTCTTAGCGACGTTGCGGTCGTAAGCCTGAGCCAGCTCTTCGCCGAGCTGCTTGGTCATCTCCGAGCGGGTCTCGAAGTGGTTCATCGCCTCGTAGATGTTGGCGGTGAAGTAGTCAGTCAGGAGCAGATCGTCGATGGTGATGACGCGCTCGTTGAACTTGGTAACCGAACCGAGGACCTGATCGCCCGGCGTGTGATAGCGGGCACCCGAGGTGCGGCCCGTTACCGGGAACGAAGCGGACTTGCCGTTCGGAATGGAGCGGACCATGTGCTTGTCCGCGAACTCGACAGTGCGAGCGAATGCAGTCAGGATTTCTCCGGTTGCGACCTTGACGAAGTTCGCCTGGACGTCGCCAGTACCGTTTGCCTGACCGAGGTTAGATACGATGCCACCATTGGCCATATTGGTATTTCCCGTGTTTGTTCTGAGGTTTGCGCGGACCTCGGAGCAGCACTGG